CGACAGTATCTCTGACCCACCGGGTAAGTTAATAAAGTGGTCTACGTCCGCACCAGCCCATCGGTAGATAGCTTGGTCATCGTCACCTGCGCAGTACATCTTCGTTGATTGCTTATCTAAAAGATGCGCGATGTCCCACTGTAATGGGGAAAGGTCCTGCGCTTCATCTAAAAAGCATAGGTCAAACTTAGGGCAAAAGGTTTCACCACCCTCTGCAAAGTGCTGAAGCATGTCGGTAAAATCAAAAAGCCCCATGCTTTCTTTGTACTCTCGCAAGCATTTATCGACAAAGTTAACGGTGTTCCAGTCCTGCTCGATCTGGCTCTCGTTATACTGGTCGCGCAGGTCTACCTTCCGCAGGCGGGCCAAGTTAATCAGGCCGAGTATCGGATCACTGCTGGCCACCATGCTAGGAACGTCTTCATCTATTGAAGTGTTCTTCTGGGCACCAAGCTCCACACCGATAGTACGGCTCAGTTCACGGTAGTTTTCTTCCTGCATCACCTGTTCGGGGCGTATGTCAGACATTGTTAAAGCAAGGCTGTGAAGTGTTCTAAAGAAAATTAAGTCTTTCTTCGGATCAAGGTTGAACCTTTCTGCGGCTCTATCTCTAGCTTCGGTTGCTGCTTTTCGGGTAAACGCTAGGAACGCAATGCGGTCGGGTGGCGTACCTTCTTCCAAGGCCTTGTCTACCATGTTCAGCAAGGTGGTGGTCTTACCTGTTCCCGGAGGTCCAAAGATTCTAAACATCTGGATAAATCCTTTCGGCTGCTGCCATGAGTATGTCGGCCAAACCTACTGCCGAAATTTTACGGTCTTCCGTCTCCATGTCAGCTTCCATTGCAATACATTCCAACAATTCAGCAAGATGCTTATTACTCAAATCGTCTGGAATCAGGCCAAACCAAGGTTTGCTTTTAAATTTGTGCATCTTTCCTTTTCTCCCTACTATAAATCTGTTGCACACGTTGTTTTGAGATACCCCAAAACTTTCCGACTGCTGTCATAGTCATACGCTCTTTATCAATCATGGTAACTATTTCAGTGTCTCGCATATGACGCCAATACTTGGTTAATAGTTTTGTCAAAACGGGGCCTCCCCCTGAGAGAATGAAGGTGTTTTCAAGTCCACATCACTGTTCTCAAAAGCAGGTATCTTCCAGACTCTCACCGAACGGCCTTTGATCTTCAATACCATGCTGTCGCCGTTAATGTCTCTCAAGCGTTGAGCTATCCTATGCGATTTGTACTCAAAGAATTTGTTCTTCTTTAAATAACTTTCAAAGTCTTTTAGCCTGAAGTACGTCACTTCTTCCTCTTCATCGGTCCAAGGTCGGCGGAGCAAGATTTCTTCTTTATCCTGCGCCTGCTGTAAGTGACTACAGAACTCTTCGAGGTAATCATAGAACTGACCACTAATACTAGCGTCCACGGATACTTCCATGATTGCGCTTTCGTTATCTCGCATCTCAGTCATCAGGGTACTGATACGGCTTTCCCACTGCTGCTTGGCAGTAGAACGAGGCATGAAGTTTAGCTGTTCCATGCAAGCTTTTTGAAACATGGGCTGGCTCATCAAGGCTTCGGTATCAAGCTCCAGAGGCTCCCCGTTAACGTCCATAAACCAGACAGGGGGAGTAGAGTTATACTTGCGTAGGTTAGCTACCGTAGCACCGGCCACAGCGGCCCCTATGCCGAACTTACGGGTACGGCATAGCTCTTTGTTGCAGTAGGAGTTAATCGGCGCGTCAGAGCATTTGTAGGCGTATTCCTTGCGGTCTAGTTGCTTGGCAACTATGTTGACCTCCGGCAAAGGTAACGGCGGAGATAGATACTCCATGTTGAATCGCAGGATTTCAGATTCCCAACTGTCCGGATACGCTTTGCGTAAGTATACTCCGATGTTAAATAAACCATTGTTTCGACCGCCTTCACTAATGCGTTGCTTACAAAGTATCTGTAAACACGGTGGACCGTCCTTCATTAGGTCGGTAGCACCGCTATCTACTATTTGTAGCTTAACGACTTCTTCCGGGGTTTGTGCATATTTAGTATGCAACTCAATAAATTCGTCTAAAGTACCAGACGTGCCGTCATCCAATATTACATATCGGAGGCCGTTCTCGTGATCATAGTATGGAAGGTTGAGAAAGTTTCCCACGTCACCACGGTCTAGGTGTAATTTTATTTGCTTGGGGAATATCTCACTCTCACCATAACCAAGGGCCGCGGACATTTGTTGAAGCGAACGCTGCATGTCCTTCGCTGAAACCCACTCGGTTGAGAATAGAAAGCAGTGCGCACCACCAGACTTGGAGCGGCATACTACTAAAGGTAATTTTAACTTTCTTATTTTATCAACAAGCATCTTGTGGTCGAGCGGATACTGGTCCACGTCGATACAACCCCACTTACACATGTTGTCTTCATTTATCGGGATGATACCCAATCCACTGCCTGTCCCCGACAAGTGGTTTTCCCAAAGTTTCTTTGTTTGGGGTTCTCTAAGTACGCCAGCTTTGCCTTTGGCCTTGCCGTTAGCGCCTGTATTTTCTATCTTGAAGTAGCCGTGGGCTTCCTTCAGACCATCAAAGATGGCCATAAATTTATCTACTGACATTGTTGCCCCCATACGGAAAAAAAGCGGCGAGGTGACACGCACCCCGCCGCATGACTACTTAAAACGGTGTTGTTTTACCTTCACCTTCGTCATCCGTATGTTTCACAACAACATCGCCTGCTGTGATGCTCTCCGCAAAACCCTTTGCGCGGGTATACAGAGCGCCGTCTTCAATGACACCTTCACAGGACATTTCCCAACCATGCCATGAACCTTTGGAATTTTCCTCAGATATGGTTTTCATGTGGTAAATGTGGCTAAATCGGGGCGGCGTGAACGGCCCGTTTTTACCCTGCATTGTTCGAGAAGCCATCATGCTGTTCCACTTACGGCTCTTTTTAAGCTGGGTGGACTTCATCGCAATCAAAGCTGTCTCATATGACCCGTCATCGTTGAGAAGCAGTACAAAATGCTGGTGGGTTTCTTCGATGTACTCCCCACTACCATCAACAACATATTCTTTGTTGTCTTCAGTAGACCGTTCTGTTTTTGGACGAGCTTGTCCCGGTTCGTAAATTGCCGTAGGCGCACCGCTACCACTGCCACGTGGTGCCCACTGGATAAACCTACGTTGATAAGCACAAGGAACTACTCGAACCCCTTCCTTACCTTTATAAGCTAAACCAGTTACGGTGTTATAAATATCGCCCTTACGTGCCGTTTCATTCTCATCCAACACTGGATCGTTTCCGGATAGAACTTTAAGGAAAGGAAGAGCTAAGTCTTCTGTCCCCATATTATCCATCCCTTGTCCTGCATCCTGCTCCATCATAGCAATGTCGAACACCGCTACTTCTCTGCTACCAGCTTCCGCTACTTCATTTTTCTTAGTCATTATTTCTTACCTCGTTTAATTACTGCGCGTTGACCCACCCATGCTCCGAACAATTCCATCGGAAAATCCTCACCTGCTTCACATCGTTCTTTGACGAACGCACGTAAAGTTTGAGGATGGACTTCGGTTTTTTGTTCTGGAATAAACCCTTGCTGTTGCGCGAAAGACGCAAAGGCTCCTGCTTGATCGTCCTCTCCACGGCCAAACTGACACAAGACAGTATTTTTAATAATGTCATCATGTCCGTTATCGCGTAGCCAATCGTAGGCTTCTGGACGTTTATCAACAAGAATGGACGCACCGTAGGTTTGTTTAACCTCGACGGTGGACCCGTCATCTAGTGCAAATGAAGACATGCCGATCTCTGCAAGCATCGAGGGCATCTCCTCATCCGTAAGTTTGAGTAGAGCTTTCTTTTCATCCTTGAGAACTTGCTCAAGGTTTTTAATCTGCTCTTCTCTGTCACGGATTGTTCTGGCCAACGCAGCTATTGAAGTAAGCCCCTGCTGGTCAATTTTCTCAACGGATGAGGCTTGATTCTGTTCAAAATCTAGCTCCATCATTTTTTCTAGGTCACTCATCGTGATTCTCCTTTCGTGGTTAAAGGCACCTCTTTGGGCCTTGACAATTACAGATATTATCTTATACAATATGAAAGTCAAG